TTCCTAATCCAGTAATGGTGCGCTTTGCACTTGACGATTTCTTACGCGGTAACGCATTAGAGAGAGCGCAAGTTTATGAAATCCTAAACCGCATTGGCGCGATGAGCGTTGAGCAGATTCAGCGAGAGGAAGATCTAATTCCAAATGAAGGTTAATATGCCAATGGCAGTTACAGCTGCCGACACAATAAAGAGAACTATTACTGGAACTATTGTTACTTGGAATGAGCAAGGCAATACTTCAGTCGGCCCAACAGTATTCGCAGCAGATAGCATTGAGATTAAGCCAGTCAAATTGCTTCTGGAGCACGACCGCACTCGCCCAATTGGCAAGATGGTCTCTCACAATGTAACAAGCTCTGGAATTGAAGCCACCTTTAAGATTGCTAATACTATGGCTGGAGAAGATGCCCTAGTTGAAGCAACTGAAGGATTACGCGATGGATTTAGCGTAGGCGCTCAAATAAATGAATGGACGAACAATAAAGGCGTAATGCAGATTACTTCAGCAACTCTAGATGAAGTTTCTCTAGTTACTGATCCTGCAATTGATTCCGCTCGCGTAAGCGAAGTTGCAGCATCCGAAAATGAAGAAAAGAAAGATTCTGATTTGGCAACCGCTGATTCAGACAAACCAACCGAAGGAGACCAAGTGTCTGACACTACCGCTCCTGCTCCTGCCGTTGAAGAAGCGGTAGAAGCAGCCAAAGTAGAAGCTGCAGCTCCAAAGCCAGCTTTCTACACAGCCCCTCGCCTTGAATTTACAAAGGCAAAATATCTAGAGATGAGCGTTCGCGCTGCTCTAGGAAATGACGATGCTCGCGCTTATGTTCGCGCAGCAGATGACACCACTAGCAATAACAGCGGTCTTATCCCAACCCGTCAATTAACTGAGGTAATCAATCCTCTTTCAAATGCTGATCGTCCAGCAGTTGATTCTGTATCTCGCGGCGTTCTCCCTGACGCTGGGATGAGTTTCGAAATCCCTAAAATTTCTGCGGTCCCCGTAGTTCAGGAAGAAAATGAAGCAGATGCAATTATTGAAACAGGAATGACAAATTCCTTCATTTCAGTTCCCGTAATTAAACTAGCTGGCGGTCAAACCTTCAGCGTTGAGCTTCTCGACAGAAGTTCTCCAGCTTTTTTTGATGAGCTTGTTCGTCAAATGGAGTTCGCATATATCAAGGCAGCCGAGCAACAGGTATTAGCAGCTCTAGTTACAGGCGGAACAGACGGCGGAAATCGCACTCTCGACGCAGCTGGACTTCTTGATTTCGTATCCGATGGTTCAGTTTCAATTTATAAATCAACACTCGGAACTGCAACAAACATCCTAGTTACGCCAGAGCAATGGGGCGCAATTATGAACCTTGTAGATAATGGCCGTCCGATTTACCAAAACCTAATTGGTAACTCAAATCAGGGTGGAAATCTAACTGGCCAATCTGCTGGTGGAAATCTACTCGGACTAAATCTTCGCGTATCTCGCAATCTAGCGACTTCTGCAGCTACAGGCGATAATTCGCTAATCCTTGTAAATCCAGATTCTTATACTTGGTATGAATCAGCTCGCACTCGCCTACAGACCAATGTCGCGCTTAACGGCCAGATTGAGGTTTCTTACTATGGCTATGGTGCTTGCGCTACCAAGGTAGGCGCTGGCGCTTACAGATTTATGGTTGCGTAGTTAATTAAAAAAAGTGAGGGCCAGTCCGCTCCCGAGCTGGCCTCTCACCCAACTGCTTGAAAGGATGACGAAATGCCTACGATAGTTACGGCCACAGAGCTTAGGACAATTCTTGGCGTTTCGTCATCCCTATATAACGATGCTTATCTAAACGACATAGTAGATGCCTCGGAGAATCTAGTTCTGCCAATGCTAGTTACTTTTCAAAGCAAAATTAACAAAGTAAAACTTGAAGATAATATCGCTTACTTTATTACCGCTACAATCCAAGAATTTACCGAAGGCCAATCCGTAATCATTACGGGATGTGGCTCGCCATTTAACGGCACACACACAGTTTTAGCAGATGGATTATCAGATTATGAATTCGCCGTTGCAATCACCAATGCAGACATATTGGAAAAGAATGTTATCCCAGCAGGCAATGCTGCGCTCTCTGGACTATCAACCTATGTCGGAAATGCCAATGTTGAAGCTGCTGTTTTGGCTATCTCCGTTGAAATCTTTCAAGCAAGAACCGCAGCTGGAGGATCAATTGAAGGCGTAGATTTTGCCGTTACTCCTTATCGCCTATCTAAGAATTTACTTGCTAAGGTGACTGGCTTGCTTGGCCCTTATCTTGATGTTGAAACTATGGTGGGCTAATGCCTGCATCAACAATTGCCACAGATGTCCGAGGAGCAATTAAAACCGCTTTAGCCGGTGTCAGCGCTAATATCTATGATTCAGTTCCCGAAGCGCCTATCGTTCCAGCAATTGTAGTAATTCCAGACTCGCCCTATATGGAGCTTGAAGTCTTAGGCAAGACAACTATAAGAGTTAAATTAAATTACACAATAACGGCCTGCGTTGCGTATTTCAGCAATGCCGCTGCTCTGGATAATTTAGAGCAATTAGTTATGAGTATTCTTGGAGCGTTAAACGCTTCCAAGTATGAATTATCGGTAGTCGAAAGACCATCGGTAACTGAAGTCGGAACTACAACCCTGCTAGTTTCTGATATACGCTTGAGCGTCCGCTACGAGCAAACCGCATAGGAGACCCAATAAATGAGCACTAGAGTAATTACGGGGCGCGATGTAACCTTCACACTTGATACGAAGCCATACGACGCCCAAGCAACTTCAGCCACACTTTCAGCTGAGACAATTATCGAGACCTATCAAACCCTTGATGGTCGCGCTTATAAGTCAGTTGATAAGCAATGGACATTCACAATTGAATTACTACAGGACTGGGGCAATACCGCCGCTTATGGCTCACTATTTGAGTCAATGTGGAATAACGCTGAACAAAATCCAAATACCACAGTTCAAGTTGTATTTACAGCAGTAACTGGAGCAGTTTTCACTTTCAACGTATTGCCAATCTTCCCAACTGCAGGTGGCGCAGCTCCGGGTGCGCTAACTGATACTTGGACATTAACAGTTGTTGGAACGCCTTCAGAGTCTTACACCTAATAGATCGGAGCATCGGGAGCTATGAAATTACCAATAACAATTGAATATAATGATGGCGAAGTTGCAACTTATTATGCAGCTCCGCCTGAATGGGCTAAGTGGGAAAAGAGCACAGGCAAAATAGTTTCAAAACTTGATGAGGGTGTTGGAATGTATGACTTGCTCTTTCTTGCTTATCACGCCTTAAAAAGAGAATCAGCTGGGAAGCCGGTTAAATCTTTTGAAGTGTGGATGGAAACAGTCGCAGATGTCCAAGCTGGAGTATCAGACCCAAAAGTCACAAACGCGGAAGTCTAGGCCGGTTAATTGTGGAGCTAGCAATAGCGACACAAATTCCGATGCAATACTGGACAGAAGCGGAAGATATAATCACAGCCATAGAGATTTTGGAGAATAGACGCGGTGGCCGATAGCATTGAGTTTAGCCCGTATAGTAAGCGCGAGCTTGCCTCTTTGGCTAAAACTTTCTCGGCTATGGGCGATGATTCAGTAGAATCAGCTAGAAAAGTATCTTATGAAATAGCTGAATTAGCAAAAAAAGCAATATCTCAAGGAGCTTCAAGTAGAACTAAAAACAATGCAGGGGCTCGCAGAGTTGCCGATGGAGCACAAATATCTAGGACTTCCAAGACTGGCAGGTTAAGTTATGGTTTTGATGGTCAGCGTTTTTCAGGCGGTGGTTCAACTAAAAAACTATGGGGCGGCTTAGAATTCGGTAGCAAAAGATTTAAACAATTTCCTGAATGGTCTGGCCGTTATGGCTCGGGTTCAAGAGGTTGGTTTATTTATCCAAGCCTAAGAAAGATACAACCGCAATTGACTTTGATGTGGATGAAAGAAGTCAATAATGTTATCAAGGATTGGAAAAACTAATGGCCCAAGATTATAGAACTTTAAAGCTAGAAGTATTAGCGGAAACAAAACAATTTGTAAAGGGAATGAATGACGCTAATAAGGAGACACAAACCTTTGGCGATAAGATGGTTGATTTTGGCAAAAAAGCCGGACTTGCTCTTGCAGCTGTGGGCGCAGCCGCCGGTGCAATGGCTATCAAAATTGGCAAAGAAGCCGTCCAAGCTGCATCGGATTTAGCCGAAAGCACTTCTAAAGTCGGAGTTATCTTTGGTAATGTTTCTACAGAAATAACAAAATTTGCTGCGCAAGCTGCTGAAAGCTTGGGTCAAACTAGAATTCAAGCACAAAACGCAGCTAGCACTTTTGCTACATTTGGAAAAGCAGCTGGTTTAACTGGCAAAGACCTTTCAAATTTCTCAATTGAATTCGTTAAACTTGCTTCTGATTTAGCGTCTTTTAATAATACTTCAATTGATCAAGCAGTAAATGCTTTGGGTGCAGCTTTGCGAGGCGAGGCCGAGCCCATTCGTTCTTATGGTGTTTTGCTTAATGATGCCACTTTAAAAGCCAAAGCTATGGAAATGGGCCTTTATTCTGGAAAAGGCGCTTTAGATGCTCAAGCAAAAGTATTGGCTGCTCATCAAGTAATATTACAACAAACCGGAGATGCCCAAGGAGATTTTGCAAGAACTGCCGATGGAATGGCCAATAGTCAGAAAATACTTACAGCCAGATTAGAAGAAGCCAAAATTACATTAGGCGAAGCTTTATTGCCCGTTGCTCTAGCAGCTGTAAATTTATTTAACGACAAATTTTTGCCAGTTATTACAAACATTGCAAATTCATTTTCAAATGCAAATGGCGATGGTTTGATTGATAGAATAAAACTCTTTGTGCAACAAGTGGGAACTTTTTTAGAGCCTGTAATTGATGCAGCACAACAAGCCTTTAAAAACTTTACAGATGCCATTGCAAACAATAAATCTAATATAAATGATGTTCTTAACGCTGTAATTGTATTGTTTAATTTTTTCAACACCTATTTTGTTCCTTTGATTAAAGGTAGCCTGATCAACGCGATTCAAGGTATTGGAATTGCTTTTCAAGTTATTGGCGCAATTGCTGGGCCTATATTTGGCGGCATTGCTAAGATGATTTCTGGTATTGTAGGAGTTCTTGACAAAGCAATTCAAGGTATTATAAATTTAATAAATCAAGCAATCGCAGCCATTAACGCTGCTATCAAAGCATATAATTCAATTCCTACCTTGCCAAATATTTCAACTGTTCCCAAACTTGGAGGATCAGGTTCATCTGGTAGTAATACTGTTTCAGCTGGCAACCTTCCTTTTGGAGGTGGTTCAGTTTCTAGTTCAACCTCAGGTGGCAGTTCAGAAGCAGCTGCTACTGCTGCCGCTGCCGCTGGTTTGACTGGATTATTAGGCGGATCAATGGCTGGTTTAAGTGCAGGAGGTTCAGGTGCTCTAGGTTCAGGCAAAGGATCATCTTCTTCAGCACCTACATTGATAGAATTAGTTACAGAAGCAAACTGGTTACAGAAGACAATTGCATCAGGTGTATTTGATGCCGCATCATTTAGACGCGGTGAAGAAGCAGATCGAGCTATTGTTATTAATGTTAATGCTCCATCAGCTATTGATGAAGAAGGATTTACTAGAGCAGTAGTTTCAGCCTTAAACAATTCACAGAATAGGACAGGCTCAGGCGCGAGCCAGTTTAGAGATCGATGACCGCTTGGAGTCCCGTCTATCGAGTAAAGGTAAATGGCTCAACAGTTACGGGAGCAACCCTTAGTGGATTGACTATTACCTCTGGGCGAACTGATATCTATGCCCAAGCTAATGCTGGGTATTGCAATTTAACTTTAATTGAAACGGCTGAGGCAGCAGTTCCTTATGAGATAAATGATGCAGTAACAATAGAAGTTCAAGACTCAACAGCCGCTTATGTAAATCTATTTGGCGGTTTTATTACTGATTTAGAAATTGCAGTTCAAACTTCAGGCTCTAGCGCTTTGACTCAACAAATAAGAATCGTTGCAGTAGGAGCTTTGGCTAGGCTTAATCGTTCCGTTTACGTCGGAAACTTTGCTCATCAATTTGATGGAGATAGAATTGAGGAGTTGCTGAGCACAGTTTTATTTAATCAATGGAATGAAGTCCCAGCTGCTTCTTATTGGAGCGGTTACAATCCAACTGTTCAATGGCAAGATGCTGAAAATAATGGATTAGGTGAAATTGATACTCCAGGAGATTATGAGCTTCACTCAGAAAACAATTTAAATGACACAGTTTATAATTTAGCCTCGAGATTTGCTACTAGCGCCCTTGGCTACCTTTATGAGGATAATCAAGGCCGTATAGGATATGCGGATTCAACCCATAGATCGCAATACCTTGCAGCTAATGGATATATTGATTTAGATGGCAATCACGCGATTGGCCCAGCTTTGTCAATTTTGAAGCGCGCCGGAGATGTTCGCAACTCAATCACTTTAAGCTATGGCACTTCCAGCGCAAATGTAACCGATGAAGATTTAGCATCAATTAGTCTTTATGGCGCTTTATCAGCAACTATTGCTACGACTCTACGCAATGTCGGAGACGCAACAGCTCAAGCAGCTTTCTATCTCCTTATCCGCGCTTATCCACAATTCGCCCTTAAAGAGATAACTTTTCCAATTGCGAGCAATGAAATCGACAATTCAGACCGAGATAACCTTCTTGGGGTATTTATGGGCCAACCTCTTAATATCACCAACCTGCCAGCTAATATGGTAAATGCAGAGTTTCAAGGCTTTGTAGAAGGTTGGACTTGGACAGCGAGCCTAAATCAGCTTAATTTGACTCTAAATGTTTCGCCTATTGCCTTTAGCCTTCAGGCGTTTAGATGGAACTCAGTCCCAGTAATGGAGACTTGGAATACAATCAGCCCAACTTTGGACTGGCTTAACGCTACAATAGTTGCATAAGGAGAAAATATGCCAACAACAACAAATTTTGGCTGGACAACACCAGCTGATACTGATTTAGTAAAAGATGGTGCAGCCGCCATTAGAACCCTTGGTAATGGCGTAGATACTTCATTTTTAGATTTAAAGGGAGGAACTTCTGGTCAGGTTCTTGCAAAAGCTTCAAACACAGATTTGGATTTTAACTGGGTAGCCCAAGATGATAGCAATGCAATTCAAAACGCTATTGTTGATGCTAAGGGTGATCTTATATCAGCAACGGCAAATGACACACCTGCTCGACTAGCAGTAGGGACAAATGGTCAAATTTTAAGCGCCGACTCAACAGAAGCAACTGGTCTAAAATGGATAGCTAGTCCAGGGGCAGCTGCTTTAACTTGCGTTAAAGCTCAGACTGCATTCTCGGCAGTTTCTTCAGTCACCGCTGATAGTGTTTTTACCAGTAGCTACACAAATTACAGAATAATTTTTAATTACACTACTTCGAGCACAGGAGGCCTAGTTCTTAAATTAAGAATTGGAGGCTCATCGACTGGCAGCGGATATAATGCTCAAGTTATAGAAGCCAATAATACAAGCCTCTCAGGTTCGAGAACCGCTGGTTCAACTTATCCCGTATCTGAATGGAGCAATGGCAATTTTAACTGCACCGCTGTTGTCGATATTTTTAATCCACAAATAGCAACTGCTACAACTTTGCAATCTCACGGCGCTACTACATTAGGTGCGTTTAATGCGCCTTTTATTAAATTATCTTATGGCAATCAAGATACAACAACGCAATTTGATGGTGTTGAATTTCTGCCTGCTAGCGGCACAATTACAGGATCATACACAATCTATGCTTTCGGAAAGACACTATGACACTATTGATTAATGACAACGGGACACAACGCGAAATGACCGAAGAAGAAGAAGCGTCTTATATTGCTATGCAAAAAGAACAAATGAAAGAAGCGAAAGCAAAGCAAGCAACTGCCATTGCAAAGCAAGAAGCCAAATTAGCCCTCCTTGAAAGATTAGGAATTACAGAAGAAGAAGCAAAGCTTTTACTTGGATGAAATTTGTATTGTGTAAAGCCGGCCAACAGTTAAGAGAGCAATTCGATGATTCCTACCCAGATAGAAACCGCGTATCGGATGGATGGATCGGCGATACGAGACACATTGGCCGTAAATCAGATCATTCTCCAGATGACAACGGCTGGGTATTCGCTATCGATGTTACAGCTGACCTTAACGCGCACAAAGAAGAAATGCACAGTATTACAGATGAGATTCGCAAGCTCGCAAAACGCGGAGATCGCCGTATTAAATACATTATCTATGATGGTCGCATTTGTAGCAGCATCCTTAATTGGAAGTGGAGAAAATACAGCGGCCCAAATCCGCACCGCTCACACGCCCATTTCTCTTTTACAACGCTTGGCAAAAACGATTCAAGGTTTTTTGAAATCCCACTACTAGGAGGAACTCAAGATGATAAACGATCTAAAACTGGCCGCTGGAAGTTGGCTAAAGACATTCCTAGCAGCAGCCCTAGCGACCTATCTAGCGGTGGGTTGGGATGTCGATGCCATTGCCAATGCCGCTCTAGCATCAGTCTTGCCTAGCATTATTAACTGGCTTAATCCCAACTATGAGCGTTACGGCCATATTGAATAATGCCAGCCGCTGAATTGGCCACCTTAGTAGCTTCAGTCTTAGGCTCTATCGCCTTACTGATTGCTGGCCTTAGATACATAATTAAATTAGAAAATATCCCAATAGTGTCGCGCCTTGATAAAATGGAGTCTCAGCTAGAATTGGCCCTTGCGAAAGGGGTCAGAAATGGCAACGCGAAAGCGCGTAAGTAAGAAGGCAGTAAAGCGTCCTAAGAGACGGCGCACTACTAAAGAAACCCCTTTAACAAAGATTGATTTTTGGGCTATTGCAGCTAATGAGGTTTATAAGGCTTGCCGTAGAGCTGGGATGGATGAAGGCACTTCGCTTGCTTTCGCTATGGATCGTAGCTCTTATCCGGATTGGATAGTGCCTGCCGATGACCCGATTAAGAAGATTGGTTGGGAAGATGGCGAGGAAGATAACTAATCTACTTTAGAGAGGTTGAACTCTTTGAGGCTCTTAAGTCGCTTTATCCGGACTTAACGCCTCTCTCAGCGACCGACAGAGCAGATGGGATTACGCACAACGCCTATCTTGAGCTTAAATGCCGTAGGACTCATTACGATACTTTGTTGATTGAGAAGAAGAAGTGGGATTATCTGGCCGATATAAGGGCTAGAACGGGCGCTAAGACCCTCTACATTAACTCGACACCTAACGGGATATACCAGTTCGACTTAGGGGCTATAAACGAGCCTGAGTGGGCTTTAAAGCGGTTGCCTGTAACTACTGACTTCGCCAATAAAGCAACCAATGAAAGACTAGCTGGCTATCTAGATATACGACTCGCCGAGCTATTGCTTGTTTAAATAGATTTAACCAAATACATTTAACCCGTAAATCCATTTAGGGATTACAGAACGGGAGCAAAATGATAAATAAAGTAGCTCTAATTCGATTTGATTCTCAAGCAGGGGCTTGGACTGATGAGACAAATTGGGTTAAGGGATCAATAATCAGACGATTCGCTAAAGAGCGAATGGGTAAGAAGCAGCTAAGAGGCCGTTTATCAAAGGCTGAAATCTCTGCATATTGGCTTGATAAATATGGGGTGAGTGCAGATGTTGCCTAATTTATCTGATGAAGCAGTAGTTGGAATAATTATTGGCGTTCCATTTATCGGCCTTTATATCTGGAGTCTTTGGAACTCATCTAAAGCCAAAGCTTTTAATGAAGGCTATAAGAGAGGCAGGTCAAGTGTCCGATACACAGAAATCGTTAAATGAATGGCTTGAAGAAGCTGGAAACACATTATTCGACAGGGGCATCGAGTATGGCGACCCGAGGCACAATTTACTACGCATTTACAAAATCAGTAAAGCACTCGGTATTCAGCTCAGAGACCCATCTGACTTGGCAATTATTGCTATCGCGACCAAGCTCTCAAGAATGGTGGAAAGTCCAGAGCGCGAAGATTCGTATCTCGATCTCATTGGATACGCCGCTATCTTGGGTCGATTACGATTTTCAACACCAGAAGATTGGGACGACATTGAGTCTGACTCGCAATCATAATTCCAATCAATACTGCGATTTATGCAAATATCGTTGGGGACAAAATAAGAACGGCTGGGACTTAAGAGCAATGACTCCAGCAATATGGAAAGTCCAAAGCGAGACACCGCTACGCAAAGCGCAGGTTAGGTTCTATTGCCAGCCTTGCGCCGATGATGTTCAGAACTGGCCAGATGGCACATTTTACTCATTAAAAGAACAGTTAGAAGATGCGATAAATGATTTCGCAGGGAGAGAGAAGTTAGATGTCCAATTACCTTGATGATTATGTAAGTGTCCAAGATAGATTAAAGGAGTTTATAAATGCTTACCCAGACTACAGAATTAAAACTCATATATTGGCAGAGTCGCTTGTCAATACTTGCGATGTTTATATTATTAAAACTGAGTTATACCGGACTGAAGCTGACGCTAATCCTTGGACAACGGGTTTATCCTCTGAGTCTAAGTCAAAACAATACGCTCTCGAGCTTGCAGAGACTGGATCTCTGGGACGAGCACTTAACCTCGCTGGCTACTTTGCGAAGGTCAATCAAGGGCCAAAGAAGCCAATTGAAACGACTAAGCCAGCGCTTGCGGAATTTATAAAAGATCAACGCCCTAATGATCCTGAGCCAATTGTCTGGGATGTTGCACAGATAACTAAAGAATTTGGCGCAGAGATAATTGATGAGATACCGCTTTGCTCTGGTGGAGATGGGCCTATGGTGCTAAAGACTGGCACAAAGGAAGGCAAAGAATATAGGGGCTGGGTCTGCCCAACACCTAAATCTGGTCATCCTGCCAAGTGGATGCGTATTGGTTCAGATGGGCATTGGGTCTTTCAAAAATGAGAAGTGATGCTCATCCGTTTATCTGCTCAGCTTGCAAGCTAGTTACCCCGCATATTGAGCTGCATAAATACGATGCTAGTGATATTGCTGAAGCACCTGAAGAAGTCTGGCTAGTTGAGTGCCAAAGGTGCTTTATGCAAAGGATTATTTATCCAGCAGATCGCGTAACTGCCAAAGAGGACGATATTGTCCGGTGCGACCAATGTGGTAAATGGAAAATGAAGGCGGCTAAATGTCGAATATGCCGATTAGCTGCTGGACTTGAATCAATATCGGAACGCTACTGGACTGGTGGCGAGACTATGGAAAGGCCCTACAATGCCAATCTATGAATATCGATGCGACAAATGCAATAACAGTAAAGAGCTAGTTGCATCAATAGTCCAGAAATATGAAGTAACCTGCGATAATTGCGATGTGCCTATGTGGCGCGTCTGGCATCCAACGCCAGCAATTTTCAAAGGAGAAGGATGGGCAGGGAAGAAGTAAGCAGACCCCACTCCGTTAAATATATCCGTCAATTGATGGAGTGGGGATTTGACAAGGAGTTTATTGCTCGAGATTGTGGTATCAACCTGGCATCACTAGAGACTAGGTTAAGAAGAGCTGATGAAAGGGAGCGCAATGGGAATCAAAGAACTGAGTCTGGAACTAGCAGCGGTGAGTCTGATAGCTGATGAGGCTAAGAAGGCCAAGGATAGGCTAAGAGCTGCATTACAGACCGAGATGGACGCTATTGGGGCAGATAGAGTCAAGGCTGAGTATGGCGATGATGTTATTGCCTATGTGACTACCAGTAAGCCTAAGTTTAAGTGGATAGTTAAGAATGATAGAGAGTTCGTTAAATGGGTCAAAGCCAATGTCCCTAGCGAAATAGTTGAGACAGTTAGAGAATCGTCAATTGATGCGATACTTGATAAGTTCCATTACATAAATGGCGATGATGTTATTGATCCAAATGGTGAAAGAATTGAATGGCTAATTGGGGATATAGCTGAGCCTTATTTAGTCACTAAGTTCCATTCAGACGGCAAAGAAACGCTGAAAAGCGCGTTTCAATCAGGCCAGTTAGAGTTCAAGAAAATATGGGAATTAGAATGATAGAAGATATATTTCCAATCTTTAGAACAATTGATGATCAGATAGATAACTATGAAGCTATTGGGATAGATGGTTAATATGGCTCTGAACAGCACTTATGTCAGCCTACTTGACAGAGGCATTACACTCCGACTAAGGCGGGGCCCGAAGGCAGCCCGTAGCCGAAGCGTAGGGGCAGGCTATTGCCTAACGCTGATGCTATCGGCATTAATGCTGATACCTATCAATCCATCAAAAGCAGATATGAATTTAAAACTTTATGCTTATAACAAATTAGATTGGTCAGAGTTTCAATGTTATAACTGGTTAATACATAAAGAGAGTAGATGGAATCCAAAGGCTCGTAATGGATCTCACTATGGCCTTGGTCAGATGCGTTCTACTTGGTATAGAGACCTTAGCCCTAGGCAGCAAATAGATGCACATATTAAATATATAAGACATAGATACGCTAATGCTTGCGATGCACTTAAACATCTTGAGACTAAGGGTTGGCATTGAGTAGAAGATATAACTCTACCTACTACCAACGCACTAGGCTTGCTGTGTTGCAGAGAGACTATGCCACTTGCCATTACTGCGGCCTTGAAGCCAATACAGTTGATCACTTAATACCAATAAGTAAAGGTGGAACTGATGAAGCTTCTAATATGGTTGCTTGCTGCAATAAGTGCAATAGTTCTAAGCGCGATAGGATGACCCCCACCTTTTTTGAGCGCGCAGGAAGAC